CGTGATCCTAGGGTTCACGACTTTTAATCTTCTTAAAAAGAATGAAAAACAAGAAGACATTGTAGCCGGATATTTAGCTTATCTAGATCGTTTATCTCGAACGATTGAAATTTCTGATAAGAAATTGAAAGAATTAGATCGTGGAGGAGTATTTGAAAAGGATGATGAGGTTGGGGTTATATTCCAATCGATTTTAAAAATCCAAGAAATACTCAATGAATTCAATCTTAGAAAGTTCAGCTAAAATGGCTAAAAAACCTGCAAGTAAAAATTACTTTACTCAGGAAACTGAGGATGCGATCGTGTTATATAACAACACGATTGATCCTGTCTTAAGAAGTAAAATATATGAAGAAAAAATTCATTATGCCTTCTTTAAATTAACCCAGAATATAATTCATACATTTAAGTTTTATCATACTGAAGTAGAGAATTTAGAGCATTTACAACATGAAATAATTGTGTTTCTACTCTCTAAAATCCACTTATTCAATCCTCAGAATGGAGCTAAAGCGTATTCATATTTTGGTACAATTGTAAAACGTTGGTGTATTTTATACAACGAAAAAAATTACAAAAGCAAAGTTAGTAAAGTATCAACTGATGAATTGTTAAAAGATGATACACATTCATATACTATAGAACCTAATAATTCAGATGACCGTTTATCTCATTTTATTGATGAATGGGTTGAATTTGTAAGTTTAAATTTATTTGAAATATTTCCCAAAGAATATGATGCTAAAATTGCAGATGCTGTTTTAGAATTATTTAGAAAACGAGATAGTATAGATGTATTTAATAAAAAAGCTCTTTACATTTATATCCACGAAATGATCCCAGATGCTAAAACTCCTAAAATTACAAAAATAGCAGGTGTTTTATATAATATATTTAAGAAAAACTATTTATTTTATTTGGAACAAGGGTACATGGATTTCCAACTCTCGTAATTGTTTATATTTATAAAAAACAATACATATGAGCAATCTAGAATCAAACGTATTTGGTAAGAAAAAATTCTCTGATATTTTAAAAGAAATTTACGAAAACCAAAAGAAAAAAGAGCAACAAATTACTGCTTTGATAGGTGAACTAAAACCACTTATTAATGATATTGGTGATGCTACTTTAATTGTTCCCTTAATTAAGGAATATATGGAATTAGGTATCAAAAATGATGAACAGCTAATTAAAATGGCTACCATTATCCAACGTGCTTTAGCCACTGGTAAATCAGAAGATGAAGGATTTGGAATGACCGAAGACGAAAAAGCACAATTATTATCCGAAGTTAAAAAATTCAATCCAAAAGACTAATGCCAGTATATAGAACGGGTATTACTAATTCTACTAGAGGAGCAACTGCTGTTTCCTCTACTCCTGATCTACAGGGGCAAATTAATAACTTAAAATCACAATTAGTTGCAGCTAGAGTTATTGATATTGTCTTAGACGAAAACCATCCTAAATTTAAAGATGTAGGAGAATGGAATGGTATAGGTGCTATATACTACGAATTTACTAATCAATCAGCTACGGGTACAACTATAAATTTTGCTTTACCTTATGATTCACAAATTAAAACATATCCATTAGTAAATGAAATAGTATTATTATTTTCTTTACCTAATCAAAATCAAGGACAAAATACTTCAAATCAATCATATTTTTATTTAAAACCATTAGGGGTATGGAATCATCCTCACCATGATGCTTATCCAAATCCCTCTACTATTGTTAATTCAAATCAACGTAGAGATTATAAATCAACAGAAAATGGTGCTGTAAGACGAGTAGAAGATCAATCTACCGAAATTGATTTAAATAGTCCTGTTAATCCATCTCAAAACACATTTGTTGAAAAAACAGATATTCATCCTTTAATGCCTTATATGGGTGATTCCTTATTAGAAGGAAGACATGGGCAAAGTTTACGTTTTGGTAGTACTGCAAAATCTAAAAGTTCAATAAATAATAATTGGTCAACTGCTGGTACTAATGGTGATCCTATTACTATAGTAAGAAATGGACAACCTACTAATGTTAGTGATAAAGGATGGATTCCTATTGTAGAAAATATATCTCAAGATTTATCTTCAATATACCTAACTTCTTATCAAAAAATTCCTTTTAGTATAGCAAATGAAAACTTTGTTTCTTATACTACTAAACCAACTTTACCTTCCCAATTCGCTAACCCTCAAATTATTCTAAATTCAGATAGAATTGTTTTAAATGCTAAAACAGATAGTATTTTAATTAGTGGACAAAATTCAGTTGGTATATCATCAAACAATAGTGTTAATATAGAATCTACAAATGAAATAGGTATTGCTAGTAAATTGGTTAAATTAGGTAGTGTAAATGCTAATCAAGCTGTTTTAAGAGGTGATGAAACAATAGAATATTTAAAAATATTAATTACTGAATTGCAAAATTTATCTGAAGCTTTAAAAGCAGTTCAAGACTGGCCTGGAGGAGTAGCAACACCAAACCCATTACTTTTAACTACAGCTACTTCAGCTTTACAAGTTTTTGGAACAGTTTATAATGAAATAGATAGTGTTAAATCTAAAACAGTTAAAACAGTATGATGTATTCTATAAAAGGAGTAGTTGTAAATGGGCAATCTTTAGATCCTATTAAGGGTGCTAAAGTATCTATTTCTCCTATTACATTTGTTTTTACTGATAATAATGGGAATTTTACAATTGGAGGAGATATTCCTGAAAGTGGAAGTTTATCTATGACTGTAAATGCTCCTGGTTTTCAATTTACTGAACCTGCTTTATACAAAGGAGATAATACTTTAAAAACCGATTTAGGTGTAATTCAACTACAACCTTTAATTCCTTCTTTAGCCCAAGAAAAACTTAGTTCATCTCAACTTAGTAGAGCTCAAATAGAAGAACTTTCTAAAGGGAATAAAGGAGCAGATTACTTTGCTCAAGAACGTTTATCTAATCAAATAGGTACTATTAAATCAACTTTAATTCCTTCTATATTAACCATGATAGCAGGTTTTGGAATAACCCAAGTATCCAACATTAACCCAGAACAATTTACAAAATATTTAAATCAAGCAAGTTGTCCTACTCAACCTGAACTAACAGCTTTAATAAACCGAAAAAATAAATTAGTTAGACAATTAAATAATACTTTAAAATTAATAGACAATACTACTAAAGCATTAGGAGTAACTGGAGGTATTATTGAAGGGTTAGATATAGCATTTAACATACTAAAAAATCTTCCAATTCCGACATCTACTGGTGTTCCTGGTGTACCTGGTCTCCCAACTAATGTTGTACTAGCTATTCAGGATAATAAAGACAGACTTGATAAACTTATAGGCAAATTAAGAAATATAAATACTAGTATATTATCTATTTTAGTTCTATTAAGACAAGTACTTTTACAAGCTCTTCAACTGCTTAATTTACTTGATCAATTAGTTCAAAAATGTTATCCTGATGCTGAACAAGAAAGAGTTGCTATAGAACTCACAGCTTTAACAAACACCCAATCACAACAATTATCTCCTGTAGTTGTAGATGTAAATGGATTTACAATGGGGGTTGAAACTGAAGTAACAGATAAACCATTAAAACGTAGAAGAGCAACAGCAACAAATAAACAAGGTGTTGTATTGTTAAAAGGAGAATGGTCATTTAGTTCTATTGATCAGATATTAATTGATGAACTTGTATTCTATATTCAACAAAATAATTTAAAAGCCGATTAACCCTATATTTATAATCATATGAAAAGTACAGATTTTAAAAAATTAATTAAAGAAGCAGTACGAGAAGTAATTCAAGAAGAATTAAAAGAAATTCTTTTAGAAGCAGTTAGAACGCCTAAAACAGTTGTTAGAGAATCTATCCAAACTGTAGATACTCCAAAACCAACATTTATTCCACCTACAATGGATACAAGAAAAGCATATATGGATGTTATGAATGAGACTGCTTTAAGTTTTACATCACGTGATGTTCAAGTACCATTCCGACCCCAAGTAAGCGACCCAGTAAATGGCAGTTTAGGTGCTGGTGAAGTAGGTATGGATCAAATTATGAATTTATTAAATAGTAAATAATGCCATTTAATCCCCAACAGGTTAACCCACTTGATTTAAATCCAAACGTTGCTATTGGGGTGAACTTACCTTTTAATGGTCCATCTGTTTTTACTCCTAATTATTTGACCGCTCAAGCTGTTAAAAATAATTTAATAAACTATTTTTTAACTAACCCCGGAGAATACCCATTAAATCCTACTTTTGGTGGAGGCTTAAGAGCTTTTTTATTCGATCAGATTACAGAAGGAACCTTAATAGGTTTAGAAACTAAAATAACCTCTAACATAGCTTCAGTATTCCCTAATATTACTATTAATTCATTAGAAATACTCCAAGACCCAGATAATAATACTTTGATAGTGCAATTAAAATATTCAATTGCCAATTCTAACGTAAACGATACTTTAACACTTCAACTTTAAGATGGCTACTACAAATAGAGATATAAGATATATTAACCGTGACTTTTCAGAATTTAGAGCACGATTAATAGAATTTTCTAGAACATATTTTCCTCAAACATACAATGACTTTTCTCCTGCTTCTCCTGGGATGATGTTCATGGAACAAGCTTCATATGTTGGAGATGTTCTAAGTTTTTATTTAGACAACCAATTTCAAGAAACATTTATCCAATATGCTCAACAAACAAATAATGTATTTGAGCTAGCATATATGTTTGGATATAAACCAAAAACTACAGGAGTAGCTCAAACTGTAATAGATTTTTATCAACAATTACCTTCAAAATTAGTAAGTGGAGAATATGTTCCTGACTATGATTACGCTATAACCATTGGAGAAAATACTACTGTAACTTCACAAAATGGAGTTTCTTTCTTAATCCAAGACAAAGTAGATTTTTCAGTTTCTAGTTCTCAAGATCCTACTGAAGTTACTATTTATCAAATTGCTGGTAATATCCCCCAATATTATTTATTGAAAAAAAGTAGAAATGCAATTTCTGCAACTATTAATACCACTACTTTTTCATTTACTACACCACAATCTTTTCAAACTGTAAATATTCAATCACCTAATATTATTAAAATTTTAGATGTAACTGATTCTGATGGGAATAAATGGTATGAAGTAGATCATTTAGGTCAAGAGATGGTTTTAGATACTATTAAAAATACTAACATAAATGACCCTAATGTAAATGGAGATACTCCTTATTTACTTCGATTAAGAAAAGTAGCTAGACGTTTTGCAACTCGATTTACATCACTAACCAATTTACAACTCCAATTTGGAGCCGGAAGCCCCTCAGATATAACAGAAGAAATTACACCGAATGCTGACAATGTAGGTATTGGATTACCATTTGAACAAGATAAATTAACAGCAGCTTATTCTCCTGTTAATTTCTTATACACTGGAACATATGGTATATCCCCTTCCAACACTACATTAACTATTAGATACTTAACTGGAGGTGGAGTTAATTCAAATATTAGTGCTAATACATTAAATGGATTAAACACAGAAAATTCCAAATTTAACCAGATTAACCTTAATCCAACCACAGCTAATTATATTTTTGGATCTCTATCATCAAATAATTTAGATGCCGCTTCTGGGGGTAGAGGAGGAGATACATTAGAAGAAATACGTCAAAATACTTTAGCACTCGTAGCATCCCAAAAACGATCAGTTACAGCAGATGACTACTTAATTCGTGCTTTGAGTATGCCTTCTGATTATGGTGCTGTTTCTAAAGCATTTATTGAACAACCTAAATTAACAGATAATCAAGTTTCAACTATTGAAACCTTAAATTTATATATTCTATCTTTAAATTCTCAAGGTCAATTAGATTATGCTACTGAATCATTAAAAACTAATTTGCGTACTTATCTTTCTCAATATAGAATGATTGGAGATAATATTGAAATTAGAGATGCTTTTATAATCAATATAGGTATAGATTTTGAAATTATAGTTTTACCTGAATACAATAATAACGAAGTATTATTAGCTTGTATTACTGCTTTTCAAAATTATTTTACTTTAGACAAATGGCAAATAAACCAACCTATATTAATAAGAGATTTATATGTTCTTTTAGATAAAATTAAAGGAGTACAAACTGTTAAATCTATTACAGTCTCTAATAAATCAGGAACCACCTTAGGATATTCTCAGTATGCTTATGACATTTCATCTGCTACTCAAAATCAAGTAATATATCCTTCATTAGATCCTAGTATATTTGAGGTAAGATATCCAAATACTGATATTAAAGGTAAGGTAGTTCCTTTATAATTTTATATTTATAATAAAATAACATAATGGCTGTTTATAAAATATTTCCAACCCAAGATACTACGTTATATTCTGCTTACCCAACAATGAATACTGGGTTGGATGCTATTTTAGAAGCTTCTAATAAATTAGATATAAGTGGAGATCCTGAAGTAGCTAGATATTTAGTTGAATTTGATCAAAATGAAATATTAGATATACGCTCTAATAAAATTGGTAACAGTCAATATAATGTATACCTTAAAAACTTTATAGCAGAAGCTCAAGGTTTAAATCAAAATACATCTTTAGAAATTTTACCCTTAGCCCAATCCTGGAACAATGGTACAGGGTATTATTTAGATAACCCAAAAGAAGAAGATGGTGCTTCTTGGGCTTATTCAAACTACAGTGGTTCAAATCCTTGGAGTTTAAGTGGTATTTACTCTGGGTCAAGTGGAGTAGTATATTATACAAGTTCATATAGTCCTTTATATGGAGGAAATGGAGGTGGAAACTGGTTTTTTGACACTACTGGGGTATTTTATGTAACAGCATCTTATGTTGTTCCGGGATATGTAGTAGTAGGGATTCCTTTTAGTGGTTCATCTAATGCCCAATTTAGCTTACGCGATAATAAAGACATAGAAGCTAATGTAACTAATACAGTTAATGCTTGGATTACCAGTGTAATTCCAAATAATGGATTTATAATTAAACTAACAGGTTCTCAAGAATTTAATACTAGCCAATATGTTCAACCTATATTCAAATATTATAGTGTTGATACCAATACAATTTATCCTCCATGTTTAGAATTTAGGTGGAGAGATTATTCAACCGTATTAACTGGTTCTGCTACTGGCAGCATTGTAAATACAGTTGACTTAAAAATGTCCCTATCTGAAAACCCAGGTACATTTTATCCAACTAGTAAAAATAGATTTTATGTAAATGTAAGTCCGTTGTATCCTCCTAGAGTATATCAAACGTCTTCGTTATTTACTAATTTATATTATTTGCCAACTTCTTCATACTATGCAATAAAAGACTTGGCTACTAATGAATATGTTGTTAACTTCGATGATAATTATACTCAAATTAGTTCTAATGCAAACGGAAATTATTTTGATGTATATATGAGTGGATTAGAACCTGAAAGATATTATTCTATTTTGATTAAAACTAATATTAACGGTTCTACTAAAATTTTTGATGATAACTATTACTTTAAAGTTGTAAACGGATGAGTGAAAGTATAAATCTAAATAAACAAGTATATGATAAAAGACAGTACACTAAAGTAATAGATACTTCTTTTAAACAATTGGGTGTTCAAACAATTCAAGAACAAATTGATCAACAACCAACTGTAGACGATTTTTTTAATATGTACAATGAATTATTTTATCAAATACCTGAACTAGGGGCAACTAATTCACATGAGTATTTGATTAAAAAAAGTAGTGAATATATAGCATTTGATGCTAATCAAGATGAAATAATAGCTCTTCAAAATGAAATAGCTCAATTAAGAACAGATTTACTTGAAGCCCAAAAACAAGTTATAGAATTACAAACCGGAACAACACTTACCCAATAATGGCTGCAGAAATTACACAGATAGATGCACAAGATTTTATATTTCAAACATATGAAGGAAACGATATTTCGTTAATTTCTTCTACTGAAATAGATACTACTTTAACTACTGGAAGTTATATTGAATTGTTTATATATGATAACAATCAAAATATACTTTTTGAAAATTATAATTTTTTAGAATATACTATCCTTGATAATGGACAATCAGCTGGAAACAATAATTCTATCTCTCAAATAGAAATTGATCCTGAAAAAATTCTTATTGATAATGGGTTTGATCAAGGAGAATATATTACATATTTTAATTTCTTTAATAAACAAATAGGTTCTGAACTTCAACAGTTATATATTTCTGAAATATCATCTGATAGAACTGAACTTAGGTTAGATAGTACTTCTTTAACAGATATTGATTTAGTTGAACAAACAAATAATTTTATTCAACAACGAGAAAATAGCTCATATTTTGTAGATTTTTATCTTAATTTTGGAGAAAACTTATTAACATTAGCCAATAATATCCAATTAGACACTTCAGATCCTAATAATGTTTCTATTTTAATCAAATTATACGAATCTCTTCCTGAACAATTTGATTTAAATTCTCAATTATGGATAGTAACTTCTTTAGATAATTCTTTAGCATATCAAGTAGCATTTGAGGATCTTCCTATTATTATTACTGATACTGTTTCTATAAAAGGACCTAATTTTAATTTAGACTTAAAAGATCAAGTAAACAATTCAACAGTAGCTTTAAATTATACTTCTTTAACTACTACTACTTTAACTAGTTCTTTTAATCAATTAAGTAGTTTACTAGAAGAAAAAGAAATTGACATTAACATAGATTATACAGACTTTAATAATTTTATCCACTTTAGTTCAGCTCAAACTAGATTAGAAAATTTTTATTATAAAGTATCCCTTCTTGAAAATTACTCAGCATCTATAGCTACTTTAAATAATACAACAAATAACAATCCAAGTGTTAGCATTGCTATATATGAAGCATATATAAACAATATTATAACTAATTTCGACGGTTATGAATATTATTTATATTACTCAAGTGGTTCATGGGCTTGGCCTAAATCAACTTCACAACCTCCTTACCAGTTATATTCAACAGGTAGTACCCAAGTACTAAATTGGTTTGGTAGTGTTGATGAAACTTCCCCATTCTATGGTGGTATTTTACTTTCAGCATCTATATACGATGATCTTAATAAAGATTATTTATATTATGTAATACCTGAATATTTAAGAGACGATCCATCAAACAATCAATATAAATTATTTGTTGATATGGTGGGTCAATTTTATGATAATATTTGGATTTACTATAAAGATGTTACTGAAAAATATAATGCTGATAACCGTTTAGAATATGGTATTTCAAAAGATATAGTAGCAGATGCTATTCGTGATTTTGGAATTAAACTATACCAAAATAATTTTTCAATACAGGATTTATATACTGCCTTTATAGGTTTAACACCTCAAGGTGGTTTATTTCCATTTCCTAACATTACAGGTTCACTTCCAACTCCAAGTGGATTTGAATATGTTGATACCTTAATATCTGCCTCTAACGATTATATGCCGTTAGACGATGTAAATAAATCGTTATATAAACGCATTTATCATAACTTGCCGTACCTGCTTAAATCAAAAGGTACCCTACCTGGTCTGCGCACGTTAATAACTTCTTATGGTATTCCTGATACTGTATTAAGAATTAATGAATATGGTGGAAAAGATAAAATCAACTCAAATGATTGGGATTATTGGCAGGATACATTTAATTATGCCTTTTACACAACAGGAAGTAATTTTATTTCATCTTCATGGAAAGTAGATATAGACTGGAACTCTCCAAATAATGTTCCCTCTACACTAGAATTGAGATTTAAAACAGAAGGTTTACCTACATCATCCATTCCGTATTCTCAAAGTTTATGGTACAATGATAACTTTTCTTCTCTAGTTCTCCAATATACTGGATCAGGGTACGCTACTGGTTCTTATTCAGGTTCCATAATTGACCCATATTACCAATTTGCAAATTTAGTTTTCTACCCAGATGCTGTAAATTTCCCGAGCTCAACAGCTAGTATATATTTACCGTTTTTTGATGGTGGGTGGTGGTCTACTATGATAACTAGAAATGGTGATGACTTTATTTTGTATGCAGGTAATAATGTATATGAAGGGGGAGATAATGGAACCCTATTAGGATTTTATGCTACATCTTCTGTAAATGAAGATTCCACAGCTTGGCTTACAGGAAATGTTTCTACTTTTGCTAATTCTAATACAGCAATTGCTGGGGGGGTTTATGATTCATTTTCTGGATCTTTACAAGAAATTAGATACTATGCAACAGTATTAAGTGAAAGTATATTTAAGGATTATGTAATGAATCCTTATTCAATTGAAGGAAATTCATTAAATTCTTCTCCAAATGAATTAGCTTTTAGAGCATCTTTAGGAGGTGAATTGTATACTGGATCGGTTTCGATTCACCCTAAAGTAACAGGATCATGGACTACAACAAGTTCATTTCTTCCTTCTTTAGGAGGTAATACTTATTATATTCATAACACACCAACATTTAACCCTAATACAGAATATTTCTTTATAGATCAGCCTGTAGTTGGTATTAAAAATGCTATTTCTGATAAAATTAGAGTAGAAGATAATACAATTCCTTCTGGAGATACATTATCTGCTTTTAGACCATTATCTCAAAATGTAGAAATTAGCCAAAGTTACACAGCAAATACCAACTTACTTGAAGTAGCATTTTCACCCCAAGATGAAATCAATGATGATATCATGGGTCAAATTGGATATTTTAATATTGGAGAATATATTGGTGACCCAAGATTTAGATCATCTTCAGCATTGTCTTATCCTGAATTAGATACCTTACGAAATGCTTATTTTGAAAAATATACAAAAAATTATGACTTAAATGATTTTATTCGTTTAATTAAATTTTTTGATAATTCATTGTTTAAAATGATTAAAGATTTTGTACCTGCACGTACAAGTCTTGCTTCTGGTATAATCATTAAACAACACATACTTGAAAGAAATAGATATCCTGAACCACAAGTAGACAATTATTCAACAATAGCTTATACTACTAGTGGGTCTGCTAATAATATTCCTTTTACTTTCCAAAATATTATAGTTACAGGAACCTTAGCCCCTCAATGGAACGATTACCAACCAGGAACTGTAGAAAATTTTAGTGGAGGAACTGGAGGGGTATTTGACCCTTATAATAGTGTTTTAACTTCTCCTTATGGAGCAAATGGTACTGGGCCTAATAACATATACTTTTTAACCCAAAGTTGGGTTGAAAATGCTGTAACTCCTTTAGGTTTAGTACCAATATCACAAAGCACACAAGATGAATTTTATAATGGTGAATTTAGTGGATCAAACTTAATAGTAACTACCCAAAGTTTAGCTCAACCTTATCCATTACAAAATATATCTTTACCATACCAACAAGTTCTTTATTATCCAACTTTATCAGGTTCGGTTCTTCCTTTAAATGAAATTGATGAAGCTATATTTTTCAATAATTTTTTAAATCCTGTAACATCTCCTCAAAATGGAGAAATGATGATTTTTATCGATTATGAAACTTATACTAGTCCATTTCCTGGATCTGAATATGCTGCTACGTATTTTAAAATAGCTAAAGTAGATTCATTAGGAAATGATAATAGTATTGCTTTAGGACAACTTGATAAAATTTTAATTTATAATTCATCTACATCACAATATGTAGAATATGATTTAAATATCCTTAATGAATACCCAAATTATTACATATACCAGGTCATTCCCCCATCATATGGAAATTTCCCCTTCGTCCCAATTGACAATAAAATTTTAGATTATACCGTTTCTGCTTCTATAACAATTCCTGAAATTATACCTGGAACAACTGTTTATCCTTTTTTACTTACAGCTAGCATTAACCCTTTAAATTACTATGCTTCTTCTTCAGGAAATACTAATTTTGGATATACACCAAATACTCCATTAAATTTTACAGCAAGTTTTCTAGCTCAAACTTCTATAGGTGCAGCCTCTTTAAACTTAAACTTTCAACAGATAATCCCAGGATCCCCAGGTTCAGGAACAGTAACTTCCCAAACATTTAATATTACAACAACCCCAACTACTTATACTATTTCAGGATCATTTTATCCTGTACAAGGAAGTTCTTACTATTCTTGGGGTTTTATACCTGTTGGGAATCCTGTTACTATAACAAATGCTGAATTTTTAATTACTCAGAGTAGAAATGTAAATTCTCCAAGCAGTGTTTCTAATATTGTAGAACCTTATATTACAGCATCTAATTACTATTATAGTAATTATAATCCTTTAATGAACAATGTAGAAATTGCTCGTTTAAGTTCAATTTATGAAGATATAGATTACTCAACTAATATTTTAACTCCGGTTAACTTTAATCTTTTAATTAGTGGAAGTGCTCTTAAAGCAGCAGTTCAAGATTCAAATTATTCTTCTAAACGTGTTATTAACCCACGTTATGATGGTGTAAAATCAACTTCTCAACAATTAAATGTTTGGACCCCTGGTGATACAGGAACATACGGAAAACAACCTTCAGTAGATAATCTAAAAACTATGGTTGCTTATTGTGACTCTATTTCAGGATGGCCTGCTGAAAGAATGAATGCATCTGCAGTTCATATTTTATATTTAATTAAATCTGATGGAACTGTTGTTATCCCAAATACCTCAGAAAATTCACTATATGATAATAAAGGAACCTTTGAATCAGGTGAAAAACTGATAATAAAACCTAAAACGACTAATGCTGGAAACCCTCAACAGTATAGAGACATTATTAGGGGTGGTACTCGTATTGAACCTATTTTATACTCTCAATCAGGAAGTGCTCCAAATGCAAAATGGAATACTACAATGAGTTTTGAAGATATTGTTTTAACAGCTTCTGGTTCAGTTGGAAACTATACTGCTTTATATAATAAAACCGCTATTCAACCAATCCCAGGAGATGGAACTTTTAATACAGTTACTTTTCCTAATACAGTAAATGGTATTTCCGTTGTAAGTAATGGTTATCAAATCCCATCAAATGCTATTGCAGATGGTGTTGATATTTTAATAACAGCCACTGTAAGAATAGCAGCTTATAAATTACTTGGCATTTTAGGATCCCCTGCAATAAATACTACTTTACGTTTTGCTAAAAATGGAACCTTTATTCCTAATTCAGCATACACATTTCAAAGTAATATTAATTCAAATAACCCATCCCAACCAACTACAGATGAATTTACAGTTTATCTTCTTATATCCAATACTAATCTTGTAACAAATGATTTATATACATTAGAAATAGCTAGAACAGGAAATGGTTATATTCAAAATTATAATATTCAAACATCAATAACCAAACTTCAAATTACCCAACAACCAATCCCAACCTCTCCTGTTACCTCTTCAGGATATAACTCAATTTGGGGATGGCCAAATAAAACAACATATCCAAACGTTATAACCTCATCTCAATCAACATTAGTAAATTTATATGGAGATTCTAATGTTAAAATGAAAGACATAATAGGATCTGGCTTCAACCCAGTTACACTACCTTGGTCAATAAAATATGCAGATGAATTTAGGTTTGAAGGTAGAGAAGATCTAGTATATCAAGTAGGTAAAATATTTGGTCCTGCAGATAGTGGATCAGGCCGTATTACTCAAACAGGATCTATTGAAGTCCATTTTGACTATAACCTCCCAGTTTCTGCTTCTTCTTCAGTATTTAACCTAGATCATTTTTTAATTAGACGATATATTGATGATGCTAGTTTAATTTTAATGGAAGGGTATAAACCAATAAATTCAAGTGGTCCATTTATTGTAAGACCTGAATATGTGGTTCCTGAGTTAGATAAATCAATAGATGAATTTATTTTAGATCTTACGCAGAAAGGGTTGATAACATAATATTTATTACATATAATACACCTATAACATAAACAAAACATGGGATATTTAAACAATCAAGTCATAACAGTTGACGCAATTTTAACAAATAAAGGTAGAGAGCTTTTAGCAAAAAATGACGGTTCATTTAGGATTACACAATTTGCTTTAGCAGATGATGAAATCGATTATACTTTATATAACCCAACCCACCCATCTGGTTCTTCATTTTATGGTGAAGCTATTCAAAACATGCCCCTACTAGAGGCATTCCCTATTGAAACCCAGATTATGAAGTATAAATTAGCTACTTTACCTCGTGGAACAGCTAAAT